AATAACGATGACCTCTCCCTTCTCATCATCAGCGGTTAAGCATCGACTCACCTCAACATCATCAAGGTAAATGGTGATTCGCTCACGGCCAGGGTTGATTTTGATGCCGGGATCGTCGTCAAGTACGGTAAGGCGCATGGTGATACCTCGGTTTGTCATTATCGAAGCCACTGCTTGAATGGCTTCTGTAATGAATCAGGCTGCGGATAGCTCGTTAACCTTGTCTCTGGCGATTGAGGTACAGAGCTTGAAGATGAGCGCGATAACCGCATAGCACACCGCAGTAAATACCCAACCGCCATACGCCAGCAGAGAAACGACTAGCACCAGGCAAAGCCAATTGTATGCTCGCCTGATTGCGCCATTCCTCTTCGAGATATCTTCGAGAGACTTAATGCTCTTCGCTTTCTTGGCGGGGTCACGTTCAATTTCCGCAAGGCAAACAATGGCCATGATAATTGCTGATACAAGTAATACCAGCAGCAGCAACACCCAATAGGCGCTGGCCACCACCGACATAATTCCATCGTTACCAGTTAGCACTGAGAACAAAAGCGCGGCTAACAGCGCCAGTGAGACGATGTGACAGAGAAACTTTTTCATTGTTGATTCCGGATAAGGTTAAAGGAGAGTTTCAGCTTTCTTCTGCCATCGCAACTGATGCGACCATGAGCGCTCAAACCCTGCTGGTTGCAGCAACAGGAAAACACGCGGCATTACTCGTTACGCGGAATACAGCACACTCGTCAGAGGGAGTCCTCAATGGAGGCTGAGTCTTCGTTAATGCTGTCACGGGTTTACGTGGAGACGAGTCGGCTCGCACTGAATTGCAGGCATAAAAAAGGCCGCCTGAGCGACCTGTTTCTTATTTGATATTCACCGCAACCCCAGCCAGCGCAGGAAGCCTTTGATGCTTTTAGCCTGGCGGTTGTAGTGTGATACACATTCCTCAATAACCTCGGAGTGGCTAATGAAGCGCATGAGCTTTTTGCCAGCTTCTTTGTGTGTTGCGTTCGCCACATTAAAGATGCGAACACTAAAAGCATCATCAACTTTTTTAATGTCGTAGCGGTAGGTGATGTTGTTAGTGCCGCCAACGTAAAGTTGGAAGTTTTTCATGATGGAGCCCCAGAGTTTTCTCAAGAGTCCATTTTACATGATAAATGAGAAGAAATAATGAATGTCGCAGAGTTGCGGTGCTTCACAGCAGGACTTTCCCACTTCTCGTCTTTCCGAGCCGCCAAGATGAGGATCGCCTCGTTTCCGCCACGGAATGGAATGTTGCTGGATTGCAGCCATTAAAAAAGCCACTCGTAAGTGGCCTTTGTGATGGCAATAAAACTAACCTTGCGTGTGTTCTAACAATTTAAATTATTAGAAACTTTCTGCGGCTTTCTGGATCTCTTCGCAGGCTTTAACAATTATTTCGTGATCCCCATGAACCTGATAATTGCTGCTGCTATCAAGGATGTTAGCTTCGGCCTTTTTCGCAACTGACTTAACATCAATATCCATGTCATGCAGCACACCAAAGATGGCGACAATAGCTTGCTCTGTTACGAAATCCGAGTTTTTTGACATAAGTAAAGCATCCAAAATTATGTAGGGGTTTAACTATATAATCTTTTGGTTTTTAGTAAATTACTTATTACCTGCTTTATCTCTACGCGCATTTTCAATATGACGTATCGCTGCCTTGTCGATATTGCACTGGCCCAATGCGGTGTAGAGCGTGGCGTTTAGTTCAACGCTGGCACCGTATGTGAATGGCTGCGGAATATCGGGTATCGGAGTATCTGCAGTAAGGTCAGCGCTGATTGGTGCTACTGGTGCTGGTACGTAAACTATCTTTGAGTTCCCGCAAGCTGTTAACAGCGGCACCAGGAACAGGCTGACGAGCACAGGTATCGCCTTCAAGCGCCTGACGGATATAAACCACATGCGCCGCACCTTTCTCAGCAAGGTTTTGCTTTTCTTCATATGCAGCCTTTGATATGTCGTGAAAAAGGTTCATGGCGGTGATGACGTTCTTTGTCACCATTGCAGAGGATTCGATAGCGTCTTCAGCTTTGATAGCGCGGTCGTAATTGCTTCGGGCAATCTTCGCAGTGACAAGCAGCAGAGCTATCAGGATTGCGGCCACGATGATTCGCCAGTACGCCTTTACGGTTTGCCATGCGATAGCTGTCATGACAGAAACAGAGAACGCTCCGCCTCGCGACGCCGGGTCAATCCAGCCAACTCTTTACCACCCGCCTTATTCCACTTAGGAAACTCAGCAGCCGCGCCAGCATAGTCACCGGCATTCAGTTTTTTGAGCAGAGTCGAACCTTTCAGCGCGTTAACTCCGAGGTTGTAGGCGAAATCGACGAGGGAATCGAACTGGTTTTGATTAACCGGCACGTTCACCAGATTGGTTACGCCTTTCTCGTATTGAGAAACACCTTCGGTTAGCAGACTGTTTGCTTTCTGCTGCGTGATGGTCATCCCACTGGCAACAGGCTTTCCATCTACCGGATGAGTCCAGCCATAACCAATCGTCCAGACGCCAACACTATCCTGATACGCGGTTAGCTTGCAGCCTTCGAACTGCTTAATGAGGTTGATGCCGTTATTGCTGATTTGCATTTCGGATACCTGTGATTCGTTCCCAGAAGAAGCTGAGCGCAACGCTACCCATCGTTCCGGACATGCCAGAAACAACGAGGACGTAATAGATACTCAGGCCGGATTCGATACTCACCAGTCCACCGATTAATCCAGCGAAGCCAGATACAGCAACCTGAGCGAATGCAGCCACCCAGCTCCATGCTGTTTTATTTGTCTTGGTGTCGATGATGTATTTCACAAAGCCACCGTAGATAGACATGGCAGCAATGAGCACCCATACGAGTAGTCCATATGAGCCAGGGTCTTTGTTAGGCATACGCATATCTCTCACCTCGCTTTCAAAGCAGGTGCTGTCTGTGTAATCGGGAAAGCGCCAGCACATGCCACGGCACGTTATCTATGAGTGATATTGGTTGCTGGATGGTTGGCGCAAATAAAAAAGGCCCACCGTAGTGAGCCTTGAAATAGTGCTTTCTGATTTTTACACCGCCTGAATCACCAGGCTTTTACCCAGTGCAGCAAGGGCCGCCTGAGTAGTATCAATTTTGGTGTTATGCCCAAGCGTCACGATCCGTTGGACTTCTTGTGGCTTAATATTCATTAGCCGGGCCAGGTCTGCGTTTGATGTACCAGTTTCAAGCATGGCATTAAGTAAAAGCACTTTTGCCCATACGCTTGCAGGAACGGTAACAAAGTCCTCCCCCTCATTACCCGGCATCGGTACAGGCCGGTTATCTTCAAAGTAAAACTCAAACGCAGTTACCAGAGCGTCACGCGCCATTTCAAACGCTTCTTCTCTGGTGTCACCCTGTGTAACGGCTTCCGGTATATCAGGGAAACTTACAAAGAATCCCTCACCATCTTTCTCTAATTTTACTGGATATCGCATATTCAACACGATGAACCTTTGCGAGTAACCAGCCCCGAAGGGCCGGTTTGTTATTTGATGCCTAACTGCTTAAGTATTGCTTTCCTAAGCGACTCCCCTAACTCTTTGCCGGGGTGCCTTGGCATCACTGACTGTTTGCCTAGGTAGTAGAGTTTCAAGTGGTTGGTGCCATTCTTGATTTCTACCCCTTGAGCTTCGAGCCATCTTCGAAACTCGCTTTGCTTCACCGCCTCCTCCTGTTTGTTTAACTTGAAACAAGTATAAGCATTTTTGTTTATACTGACAAGCTATTTATAAACATTTTTGTTTATCATTGGAGGCGGTAAAACTCAGAAACGAGAAAAGCCACCGATTGGCAGCCTTTAACTTATGCATTGAATGAAAACAGATACAAAAAAGCCCGGATTATCCGGGCCCTTTTTAATTCTTAAATTTTAGCAACAAGCGTGCTTTCTTCCATCATCAGGAGCTAGTTTGATAACAACACCTGGGTTTCTGCGTTCAAGCATTTGTGTTTGGCTCCAAGTGATTCCGAATGACTCCATTGGAGAAGAGTTGTCAGCAAAGAGTTCAGCAACAAGTCTTGCTGCTTCTATCTCAATCTGATCGATATGTTTCATTTCGGTCCCCTTGTACAGCGTTTCAGCTGGTCATGCATCGCGAGTTCAAAGTAACGCTTAAAGATCTTCGCCTTCGTTACTTGAAAAAAACACTCATAAAGAGTGATTCAAAGTGCTTCTACTTTTTTGTTGCGCTCAGATTGCATCAAGTGAAATTGGTTTTCAACAGGTTTTGCACATTCAAAGCGTCATTTAGGACGCTTCCTCACATTCTACTGAGCTTTAACTTGGCTCCTTAGAACCATTGCTCCCCCACCATACTGATAATCTTCAATGTATTCGAAGTTACTATCAATATAGTACCGTTTTGCCCCTTCCACAGGACTTACAAGAGCAATTGTAGTAGCAATATAACCTTGGAGTTGAAGAAATTGTGCGTAACTTGCATATGAATCTAAAACGATGCCCAGCATTTGATGATCTAAATCTTCATGAGCATCATTTCGTTTTTCCATCCAGCAAATATGAACGGCCTGTTTTTCTTCACAGTAACAACCGAATGCATAACCAACAGGCTCACCGCGATAGTAAATCGCAAGCTTGATTGGATGAACTTCCATCATATCTATGAAAACGCGCGATTTTAAGCTCGGGTCCCAGCGCAATTTATTATTTGTCTTAAGGAACTCAAAGTCTTCAATAATGAGTTCTTCAGCATATGCGAGTCGTAAAGAACGATGAGGAAATCTGTCTTTAAGTTGCTCTGCTACATTTTGAAAAACAGCTTTTTGGAAAGCTTTAACCATCATCATCGTCCAGAAGCATGGGAATCTTTAAAGTCTACCCATTACACCGCTTCGTTTCCATTGAAAGACTCAAGTCATAATGAAAAAGCCCCGCACGAGGCGAGGCTTAAAATTGGGTGGTGCTTCATTAAGATACAGTTAACGCACCTTACCCAATAATCATTGCTCATTTGTTCAAGTAAGTCAACACGTTTAAGCCACTTTGCGTAACTTAACTACACGTTTGCGACTGTTGAACGCATTTAACAGCGGAGTGTAAATCAGATACTGACTTGCATTGAGAATATCCTCAACCTCTCTCCTGCATGTTGATAAGGATTTGCGGGGAATTGCACACTTCTGCATATAGACTGCAATGGCGTACTTAGTTGAGTTGTGCGCGTAGTAACTGAGAAGAATACCGAACGCTTTTTTATCAATGCACATGACGGAATCTACGACCTGAGAAATCAACATTCCGTCATCGTCATTGCACATTGGTCTTTCTGGATAGCGCTGTGGTTCGACTGTCGCCATGTACTGAGCTATAACGCTGCTCATGCGCTTTTCCAGTCTTCCTGAGTAAACCCAAGCACCCCATAACTCCATCCAGCTATCAAGCCACTCGGCTTGCTCTTTCGTCAGGCTTAGCTCTGCAACTCTCATGCCTTCACCCTCCGTCTTCCCTGGCCTTTCCCGCTCGCGTCTACCATGAGTCGCCCGTTTACGACGATGTGTTGTGTGGCGTCTCGGTCGTAGATGTACTTGGCGACTGTTCCGCGATTGCAATCCAGCAGTCTGGCAACTTCAGTTTGATTACCGCGAGTCGTTACCAGCAGCTCCGGTATTGTTTGAGTGGTAATGTTCATGCTCTCGCCCTCCGACGCTGTTTAGCTGCCCTACGCTCTGCCGCTTTACCGGTGTGACGGTGGTTGGTGATGGGGTATGAGTAGCCGATTGAAGGTAGTGAATTGAAATTGCGGGACAGTGATGCAATGGTGAGTGCTATTGCTGTGTGTAGTTTCATGCTGCCTCCAATATGTCTTTGATGCTGGGAAGCTCTCCAGTCGTTTCTCTGATGACCAATACCAACTGACCGCCGTGTACCCGCTGACAGCGTTTGATGTGCATGTCGTCAATCTGACCGTCATCCATCCAGAAGCCAGCACTGGTGAGAGCGTCAAAAACGGCTTTGGGCAAGTTGTCCAAATCTCGTTTGCGGTTGTCGGGAGGTGCTGCATGGATGGTTACTTTGATGCGGGGTGTGATGCTGATGTCTAACTTTGCTTCCTGGATAATCTGGATTACTTCTTTTCGGTATCGCTGCCCCCATTCGCTGATGTAGTGCCTGCCTCGGGAGTGTCGCCAGTAGCGGTTATTGCTCGGTGGCCAAGGTAACTTGAGTAGATACTCACTCATGTTTTCACCAATCCCTCTTTCAGCCAGATAACCTGTGTTCTCGCCATTCCCTCAAGCGCACACTCTTTCGCGTATTCGGCATCAACCAGATGAGTGCGGCGGTCTATCTCATCGTGACATCTGCTGCATGCGATTGTGGCAATCAGGTCTGGCGGCTTGATTCCGGTTCCGCACAAGCCAGCAAGCCGGATATGGGCAAGGATTGTTGTTTCAGAATTGCCGTTGCACACGTCGGGGATTCGCACCTGGCATTCACGGCCGCGCGCGGCATTACGAAGATTTGCCATCGCTATCTCCATTCGGTTTAGTTTCGACATACGCCGCTTGAGCGCACTCGTTGCAGCAATACGTTTCACCTGGTGCCAACAGACTTGTGCACTGAGCGCAATATCCTGCTGCTGCGTTGCTGGCTCGCTGGTTGGTGGTGATGTCAGATGGCTGGAGCATTCTCGGCATCCTTCATCATGAGGAAGACAATCATTGCGGCGC